TTTCAAGTATCTCAACTCTTCATAAGTCAAGTCTCTGTATCTATCTTCGATGTAGATATCTGAGTCATATTGAATTGTTTGAGGATACATATCTGTTGAAGCAGCATTGTATAAAGGAAACTGAATACTATACTGACAGATGTAGTTCACAACTCTTGTGTTCCAGAACTCTGCTAAGTTCTTCATTTCTTCACGAATGTATTTCATTTCAGACATATCAGCATTTTGTGTGTACTCTGAGTTTTGTTTAACAACACCAGCATTTCTCAATCTTACATAAAGATGAGGTATAGCAGAGTATGTAGACCAGTAAACTAATGCTTTAGAACAAAGTCCTAACAATTCCCATTCGTAAGATGAGAACGTAGCACCTGAACCAGCAACGTAGTTTGATGTTTTTGTTAAAAAGTCATTATACAACGGTGTTCCAAGAACGTCTTGTATGTAAATTGACTGTGAGTTTGATACAAACGGATAAATCTCATTGACATCAATTGATGTTCCCATTGGTGAGTTATCTTTTAAGTATTGGTCGTCTATGAAAAGTACTTCTATCATTGTGGTTCTTCTATTTTTATCGGTACAAGTGGTTCTATACTGGCTCTTGATACACCATTATATATTAAAACTTCTCTAAACGCATCAAGTAACAACTTTCTCTCAGGTTCAATAACCATTGAGTTAAATATCTGCCAAGATTGTAAAAGTTCTGAAGAGTAACCTAACTTACCAGGAGTCTGAATTCCTAGCAATTGTGGGTGACATCTGTGAGCTGTTACAATTTGTTGAACGATTTGGTCAGCAACTTGTAGTAAACGAGCATCTATGTTTGTAGCATCTAAAGTATCTACATCTGGTGCTAAGTCTTTACCATCGGCATAAAATATCAAAGCTTTACCTGCGTTTTTAGCACCACCGTGTTGTGCTTTAATTGATTCAGAGTTCATTCTTCTTTCTTCTGGTGTAGGTTTCTTGTAAAACTTAAACACCATAGAAGGTGAGAAACCATTGTTGATTGCTGCTAAGTTATATTCACCCATAAGTGCATCAGCTTTAATCCATCTCAAAGCAGAATAGTAGTTAGGAAGTGCATAGTAGTCCATATTGTTGTCTTCATACTTGATAAACATCAATTGTCTAATACCATCTTTGTTAGGGTCATAAGTTTCAATCTCTCTTTGAGGATTGTTTCTTAAATCTCTCCAGTTTTCAGAGTAGTAGTATGAATCAATGTTACCGAACTCATCTCTTTTACCACAAGCAATTCTTGAAGCATCAATCCAGTTGATGTCTGCTACACGAGTTCTATCCATAGAATAGATTACTTCAAAACAAGAATAACCAAATGTTTGTTGGTCTCTTGCAACTTGGAAAAAGATTTTATCAAGTTTTCTCCAGAAAGGAACTAACTTCCAGTTATCAACTAAGAACTGATTAGAGAGTTCTCTTGTCTCTTCGAATAGAAATCCTTTACCAGCTATCAAAGCTGTCTTAGATTCGATTATACTATCGTGTATTGCTGACGAGTTTCTATACTCTAAGATGTCTAAAGGGAATTGATTGTTAGGACCGAATAGTACCCAATCATAACCTTTATGTTCTTTTGGAATAGGTAAGTCAATGTTACGCATGTTAATAGTGTCAAAGATGTCTTGTTCAGATATCTTAGGTGCTTGAGCTGGTTGCTCTGGCTTTCGCATAAAGTCAAATAATGCCATTATCTTCTTAGGACTGGAATGTTTTTAGCGGGTCTATCTAAGGTAGTCCAAGTCTTAGTTTCGTTTACAAGTACTTTTCCCGTTTCGAGTACTGTTGAACCTGCTTCGACAGAATAAGACCACATTCCTGGGCTCATATTCAATTTTGGTGTGATTAAGTTTTCAGGTGTTCCAACAACTATGTCAAATCTTGACCACTTATTATCAGGTTGTAAGTCAGTTGGGTAAAAGACTTTACTTAATCCTGAGATATCGTTGGTGAATGTGAACTTGAAAGAGGCTGTTGAGCCATAAGGTACTGATTCTCTTAAACTCATCCAAACTGAAGCTGTTACTCCTGGTGTTAGATTTATTGTCATACTACAGATTTTGTTTATTTGATATGGATGTTATTTCAGTGTTTGTTTTTTAAGCACAAAAAACCCATCAGCTGTTTGACTGATGGGTTTTCTAATTTATGTTGATTATTTGATTACAATAATCCAGCAATGATAGATGAGGAAACACCTGGTGCTCTGTCTAACTCGAACCCTTTAAGAGTTAAAGTATAGTTTGAACCGTCAGCCTTAGCTGTACCTGATGTAGATGTAGATTCAGAAAGATAAACTCCTTCTACTAATCCTGGGTACCAGTATAAACCGTTACTATCTTTGATGATAACTGCTAAATCTCTTTGAGTTAAAAGTGCTAAAGTATTTCTCTTAGCAACTTCTCTTCTCGGGATAGTTACAGTTATTGTTTGCTCGAATAAAGCTGAGCCAGCTTCTACTGATTTAACCAAGTCTTCTTGGTATGCAGCGGAGTTTCTGTTGAACTCAAACTCGTAAAAGTTTGATGCTGAAGCCATAATGATACTTGATACAGTACCACCAGCTTCTGTAACAGTTACGATGTTATCTAAGTCGGTTAGATATAATCTTGTCAATCCACCTATATTTGAATCGCAACTTTTAGCAATCCCGCCTGAAAATGAAACACATGCCATTTGTTATAGTTTTATTTTTATTCCAGTTAAGGATTATGCTTGTACTGTTCCTCCAGAGTAAAGTACGATTTCGTTACCATAAAGGTAATTCACACCAAACTTCAATGATGTTGCGAATCTTTCAGTTCTCGCACCAGAGATGTTTCTTTGTGGTATGATGATGATATCATCCCAATCAGATGTTAAATCTGTTAAGAAAAATACTTTATCAGTGTTAGCAGCAATCATTTGTTTAGCTGTTAAACCTGAAGTAGGGATAAGTCTGTATCCTAAGTAGTCAAGTTGCTTATCACCAACCATGAATAAACCACCAGTTACAGCAGCTTGTGCTTGTTTGTAAGCGAAAGCGATTTCTTGAGATACGAATATCTTAAAGTTAGGTTGTTGTCTTACTTCAGCAAGAGATGCTTGTAAAACTCTGTTAATCTCACCGATAACATTAGATGCTCCGATAGTAGATGCTGTAGCACTTACGTCAACAACAGCAGCGTCAGCTAACAATTGTTTTACTAAACCATCACATAAAGAGAATGGGTAAGATGAAGTACCTGTATCACCTCTGAATAGAACTGTTTCTAAGTCAGAAGATACTTTTTCAGCAACGTAGTTTACTACGAAGTCAGCATAAGATGCTGGTACAACTTCTTCACCATTAGAACCTGGTCTTAATTGCATTGATAAATAGTTAGCTTCGAATGTTGTAGCACAGTATTCTAAGTTAACTTTAAGGTCGCAAACCTCCATTGTTTTTTGGTTCAATGAACCTTCTCCTGTTGCAGAGAATGAACAATCTTCAGCCTGAAGAATGTTTCCTAAATCAGAGTAAGCTAATTTGATTTTACTCTTTACGTTAGGTACAAGAGCCAATTCACTTTTAGCAACACCTGTAGTAAGAACCTTTTTGAAGAATCCTTCAGCGTCCTTACCGTAAAATGTAGTATTGTCTGTTAAAGCCATTTTATTTTAAATTATTTTTTGTGTTTACTAATATAGGTAAACTGTGTTTTTTGTTTTTACTCAGGTGGATTAGTAGCAGTTCTCTCATAAAGGTCATATTCACCCCACCAACCAGGTTCAGAATAATAAGTATCTTCTACCGTATCATACCACAAACCATATGCGTATTGTCCTTCTTCAACTATCTCAGTGTTCAACCAAGTATCGTCTGAGAATGAAGACCTGTACATTTGTCCTGTTCCATTACCAACTGATGCTTCAACTGAATATACTTTACCAAGCATATCGATTAAAACTGGATTATCCCAACCAGCTTCGTTTGTAATATTTAATTCAATAACCGTATATGGTGTATGTTGAGTATTCCAACTCTCAGTTGAGTTTACAAACTCTAATGGTGGGATTACTTCCTCGTTTCCATCTATCCAACCAGTTACAGGCATTTCAACTCCATCAGCAAAGAACTTAAAGTTCTCAACAATTAAATCAGTAACTGGTACTGGGTATTGAAAAGTAACTCTCATTCTTACACCACCTGAAAGACCACCACCTTGTTGTGTAGCCAT